CTTTTTCAGCCTTGAACAAATCTCTATCTTCTCGCATACGGTCAAGCGCAACTTGTAGATCATCTGTCCGTGCTTGCCAATGTTGTAGTTCGGCGTTCAAACTTTCGCTCATTTTTTAGTTCTCCGTTTTTTGATCTCTGCTTCTAACGCTTCAACTGTTGCTATTAGTTCTTCGGCTTCCATTTGCCCAACACTGAGCCTTCTTAAAAATGCTACAGCATTCTGTAAATCTTTCAAAGTCATGCTTCGCTCCGCTTCCCTGTTTAATGAAAAATAAGTTCTCGTGCCAGCCAACCCTATTAGGGAACAAGCCACCGCTCAAGAGGGGATAAAAGCGATGATTGGCTGACACGAGAACACTTTGAGCCTATCGGCTGCGATTCGTATATGTCCTTCGTGGTCGTTTGTAACTGCGCTCGTAAGACACGGTGCTGAAGGCTCTTAAAGCCACGCTGAGCAGTAGCCCGATGATTATGCCGTAGCCAACCCAGCCTGCTGAAGTTGATTTGGTTTCAGATGGTAAAACCATCATCAACAGAAGTAGCCCGATGCCTGTAAGTGAAAAGAATAACGATTGCTGTGGTTTCATTTGATTTCCCCTATCTCATCTATGTTGTAGTTGATTTTTTCTACTTTGCAAAGATGCACTCGTTCTTCGTTGAGTGTCATCATTGATTTTAAGAATTCTTGTGCGCCTGTTTGGATATCTTCGCCTGCTGCTGCGAGGCTTAATAGATTCATAAGCCAACTAAGCGCACCTGTTTCGTCAAAGCCTGCGCCTGCTTCGTCATCTGACCAGTCTTGCATCGCTACTACAAGCCTGATTTCAAACAGGGCTGTGTCGCCACTAGAGATTAGTTCTATGTGATCTAGTGAGTGTTTAGTAATTTTCATTTTGTCTCCTCTGCTTTAATTAGTTTTTTTACTGCTGATATTGCTTGTGCTTTTGAAGTGTATTGGCAAAACTTGCCAACTGTTTCAACTTTCAAACCGCCTTCATATTTCCTGATGGTATAAAAGCGTGGGTTGCTGTCTGCGTAGTTGTCTCGTTCGCTGGTGATGAAGTAACAGCCACCGTAGATTTCGCTGTGGATACGGCTGCTGAAAAACCTCAGCGTGGCTTTGCTGAAAAAGTGTGAGCCTGCTTTTTCTGCTTCGCTGATGATTTGGTTGATGCTTGTGTATTGCTTGCTGCCTGTTGTGTTCATTTCTGTTCCTCCTCTTGGTTGATGTGGTTAGAAACTTGGGTCAAAATACTGGTGAGTGCTGTTCAAATAAAGACTTCCGCTTTGTGTTCCTCTGCTGCGGTAATGTCCATCTGAACAAAGCGTAAAGATGTGTCGTAGTTGTGGATTCGGTCTTTCGTATTCTTCTTCAATGAAAGCAAGTGTCTTTTGAAGCACATTGTTGATATGTGCCAAACGAATACTTTGTGGAGTTGCCAACCAATTCTCATATGAAAGACCACCTAAAACATCATCAGCGTTAAGGGTTTCTATCGTCTTACCATTTCGTGTGATTCGCATAATGATTTGATGGTATGAATCAGAACCGATTGCATACGATACTGACATTCCTACTTCTGGCTTTACTTGATTTAATGTTTCCATTTGTTAGTTCTCCTCTTGAACTTTGGTTGTTTGTTAATCGGTAAGAATACCTTGTGGGTGTTCAGGGCTTGAACCTGAAAGCCTGCCAGCCACCCGACCGCTAATCAGCGGATTTCTTGAATGAACTCTTTGATGACTGCTTGGTCAAGGTCGTTCTCGTAACCCCAATCTGTGCTCTTCCACTGTGTTGTGATGTAAGCCATAACATCATTCACAGTCATGATTCGGTATCGGTCTGAGCCGTAATCATTTGAGTAAAAAGTTTTTTTACAATATGGCTGACCAACATTGTTTACCACCAGTTCAAACAACTGTTTCGTCAAAAGAAACTTGGCTCGTTTGATCAATTCTTTTGGTGTGATTTCAAGTGGCTGTGCCAATATTTTTTCTAATTTCTCAAGGTTTTGATGTGACCTACGAACCATGTAACTATCGTGTTCCGAGATTTTAGCGTTGGCTTTGGCTTCCTCAAGTTTTGTTTGGTGTTCATGTTGGTGTTCTCTAACTCGCTCAAGTGACAACCAGCCCAACCTCAATTCTTCAACTTGGTCAGACGCCATCGCTCGGCGCAAGGCTTCTCTTTCAAGGTCAGTTTTGTTGTAATCTCTGCCGTCCATTGTGAACACTTGTGGCTCGTCACCGACTGTTGTGTAAACAATGAACTCAGGTTTGTCAGCGAACTCGGTTTGAATCATCTCAGTGACCACAACATTGACCACATCTTTGTCGGTGTGGTTTGGGTGGTTGTTGATGTCTCGTGCCATTGAAATAACAAGTGGTGTTTCCCATTGAACATAAACACCATTTGTTTCATGTATCCGCCCGTCTGAAACTGGCTTGATGACTTTGACCAACTTCGCTGACTTGACTTGTTCTTTGTTCAACAGTGAGAACAAAAGTTTTCCTTCTCGTGTCCGCCTGTTGATTTTGTATTCGCTGTTGTCTTTGATTTCTGGTTTTTGAATTACTGTCTTGGTATCCATTTTGTAAGTCCTCCTCTTGAACTTTCAGGCTGTTTACCTGATGAGATCATTCAATCACAAAGCCATGAAAACAACAAATCACCACAACATTTACGGTGTCCTGCAACCCGATGCAGGCTCGGTTTTCATAAAAACTTAAAAAATAATTTCAAAAAACTTTCAAAATTAACAGCCCAGCCACGCACTCCAACCACAACCGCCCTGCGCCCGATCATAAACAATGAGCGCCTGCGCTGCCGAAATTGTTGTATCAACATCAAACAAATCTGCTGGCACAAAATCACGCCCTAAAACATTTTGAAGGTATCCATTCGGATAATAAGTTGTGCGTTGAATCCAAAACAAATTTATCTGGAAAAGACCTAACGAACCTTTCACGCCTCGCACAGTGTTCGGGTCATTCTTGTTATGCGCTAACGGATTACAACGGGATTCACGCCAAACAATCTGGTCTGCTTTCACAACATCTTTCTCAAGCCAGCCAGCGTCACGCAACTTGTTCCATAACTCAGGGCATTTAGCCCAAGAAGGCACACTTCGCTTCGTTTCTGGCACAAAATCAAAAGGGTGCTGCCTCATTTGTGTTTGCTTCACTTCTTGCGGTGCGCTCGCAGCGTCAGCCACAGTCGCTAAACCAATCAAACTAACAACACATAACGCAATAATTTTTTTCACAGTAACTCCGATCACCTTGTCCTCCTTCTGAACTCGGTTATAGGTTTTTGTTTTCTTTGTTCTGTCCTTGACAGTTCATGGCGCAACAGCGCATCTGTGCCTCAGTCGGCGTGTAACTTCATGTTACCAGTTTTTTTGTGCGTGTGTTTTTCAAATATTTTCTATTCGCACACGCATTCACAGGCTGTTTCACAGTGAGTTAAAGACACTGCTGAATCCCCCCGATCGCTCTGCCTCACTGCGATACCCAAACAAATTATTCGCAAACACCGTAATTACTTACAGCGTTTTCTACCCTCGTTACCGAGTGTCACCAACTACCGTGCGAATGGTTTAGGTCTGTGTGTGTATTCTTCTCGTTTTCGTTTCTTACTTCTTTATGCTTTGCTGAACTCCCTACACTTACAAGGCACAACATAGGTGTATGTATGCCCCATAACAGTTTTCGTGAAGCCTTCGCAAATCAATTCTTTGGCGTTGTAATTCCAGCGTTTGCCGTTGTCCCAGCCGTTACCGTCACAAATCTCACAGACCACGACCGTTTGCTCTGTTGGCGGTTTGTGCAGCAACCTGAATGCTGAGTGAACTTCTTTTAATGACGGGAATTTCTCATGGTTTTCCATGATGATCGGGATAACCCTACGGGCATCATTGACATCTTGAAGCAATAAAAAATCATCTGCTGTCCAAGCGTGTTTGGCTTTAGTAAGAGAAACCTGACCTGAAGGGAACAACCCACAGATACGGTCAATCATTCCTTCAATTTGTGCTGGTGTCATTTAACCTCCTCATTCAAGTTTCTAAATATACCGTGTTGCACATCAACTTCAACGAAAGCCTCGTTTTGAGAGTATTTAGTGTTTTTCCAGACAACAGGCGAAGCCAAAACATGGTCATCAAGAATGAACAAAGCATGGCTTCTTTCGTTGTTCAACATCACGAACCAACTCTCACAATCAACAGTGATGAATTTGCGTTTCCTCGCAGAAAAATGAACTGTTTGAAAAGGGAACAACCGACCTGACCAGTTATGTTTCACTTCAACTTCAAACTGGAATTGTTTACCCCAACGCTCTGCGAGAATATCTATACCGTATCGGTCAGGGTTTATTCGGCACTTATGTCCTTTGGTTTCAAGCCAAGCCATGATTTGGTATTTGGCGTTATCATCTTCGTCATAATGTTGTTGGCTGAATGGTTTATTCACTTGCGTTACCTTCATAAAATTCGTGCATAGCAGGACGCACCAATTCTTCCCAAGTGCTGAGCCTTATCATCACTAAGCCTTCTTTACCCCAATCATCAGGCATCAATATCGCCCGTGTGGGTTTACGCCTAGAACCGTAATCAGCCTCATTAGAACGCACCTGAGCCTCTATACGATTCCACGCCGTAACTGCTGCGCCTATTTGTTTACCTGCTTTGACTTCATTAGCAAACAGGACATCTTGCCAGCGTTCCTCGTTGCCGTCACCGAACTTATTTGATGGCGCTACACCAAGACGCTTACGGGCGACACGCTGTTTGCTGAGCCCTTTAGTGCGTGACCGTTTACCTCGTGCTGTGGGGTCAGCGCAACCTTTGACACGCCTGCTGCCATCTCGTGACGGTCTGCCAAGGGTGCCAAACTTCGGGCAATCAGGTAGTTTGCATTTATCACGATTGCCTTGACAATCGCCTTTGCGTTCCTCAATCCTCATCAGCGTCATCTATCTTCTCACCACAAAAAGGTTTCCGTGGTAGAACACGCTTAACTAAACAGGCACAAAGTTTCGCATTCATTTCACCAACTCCTTCAATTCTTTACGCAACTTCGCTCGCTGGGGCGGTGTCATACCACCGAAAACACCCCAACGGTCATCAGTGTCCTCTAACACGATGACCATATCAAGGCAGTCTTGGCGCACAGGACAATTAGCGCAGATCGCTAACGCTTCATCGTAACGATGCTCGTTCAAAGTCCTGTGGTCAGGGAAGAATATGGTTGCTTTCTTACCCCGACACGCTGCGTCTTCCGACCAATGTTCACGACCCACTATAAAACCTCGCAATCAAATCGTTTACTTCACCAAACTTGAAAACAGCGTCACGCAAATCATCTAACGATTTACGGTCAGTGCCGTCAAAGACCACAACTTTTCGGGCGCAGTCAATCAAGACACCGATCGCAAACTCGTAAGCCATCTGTAATTCTTCAGAAGGGTTGTTCATCAGATGACTTCTTCCTCATATCCATGAGGTGCTTGATTAAATCAGAACCTTCTTTAGTGGTGAGCGTGTTCAAATTTTCTTTGCTGAACAAAGTTTTGATAATAGGTTTCACATCACCATCAGCGACTTCCTTCACAAGCGATGACACCAAACCTTTCTGCTTATCTGAGATTAGGCTGCCTATCTTCGCTGTGGGTTTCGGGGGTGTTGTGAAGGCTTGTTCAATTTCAGCATCGCTGAGAGCATCTGAGACGCTGTTTTTTGGCTGAACATTCGCTGGGTGCGCCTGTTTACTCTTTTCAGCCTCAACATGGCTCATCGGATAACTCGTATAAACGCTACTCATATTGTTTTTCGGGGCTTCCCAATCTTGTTTAGACCAGAGCGCCAAACAAATACCGAAACGCATCGCTGCGTTCCGTAAGAAGTCGCCAACAAGTTCTTTATCAAGGTCAGGTTTATCTGACCGCACTGAACCAACACCGACAAGCGATTTACCCAACAAAGTGAGTGTTCCCCACATTGTTGCCATACCGTTTGCTTCGTGTATCGCTGGTCTGCCATCAACCCAAGCAACAGGTTGCCAATTCCACATCGGGTCAATCTCAATCAATATGCGAGTGATTTCTGCGTGGCTCACATAGGCAAGATTGATTCCGTTGCGTGGTATCGTGCCGACAATTTTCGGGTCGGGTGTTGCGTATTGCTCTAACACTGCTTTAAGCAGTAGTGCTTCTGTTTCATTACTCATTACTTAACCTTCTTTCTGTGTGTTCTCATCACACGGTATGGATTACCTTGTTTTTCATATTGCTTAACTAACTCTGGGTGATCGGCACGAAGCCTCGCTGTATCTAACGCTGTTTTACCTGCCTGCTGAGTCCACGAAACAATTTTCTGCCCATTAAACATTCCTATCTCGTGGTTCAACATCATCTGAGCAAGGGCATCTTTGATTCGTGCTTCAGCGTCATTCGCTTCTTTTGAAGTTGCCCGTGCCTTTTCAAGATCAATAACTAACTGCGCTGCTGTCGCATCTAACTCAACCATTGTTGGTGTTGCTCGCCATATACGGGCGATATCATCGGCGCTGAAGTTATTGATCTCATCAAGTGGTGGCGTGTTGTTATCAACCCAATCACCAAAGATTTGTGCCTCTAACCGTAAAGCATCAATCGCTGTTTCATTCTTAGGCAAAGGCACAACACTGATGCGCAAATCACGGTCAAGCACCGAGAACCAAACATTAGAGCATTCAAGCACAGCCTGCTGCGCCCAACCTTGCCAAAGCCATTCAATCGGCAAATCATTTTCATCATAGATTGAATAGCGTGTAGTTGTTTTCGCTTCAACAATGTATTCAGGCTGAATTGAATTATCAACGCCATCAAGCGTAACTGTCAGCCTGCCGTCACGATACATACAATCAGGCGTGTAAATATCATGGTTCAAGAAATCTGCTGCTGCTTCAAGCAACGGCTTTTCAAGCAAATTACCACGCCTGAATATCGCTGTCTCTACTTGCGGTTGTGGTTCATTGATCTTATCTGCGAACAATTCGGCTCTCGTCTTGTATGGCGAAGCATTCATCAACGCAGGTATGTCAGAAGCGCCGAACACGCAACAACCCTGATCGTCACGCCACCTTTCCATCAGCCATTCTTTGCTTCCGTGTTTCGGTTTCGGTATTCGTTCCATCTCAGTCCTTCTTTCCTTGTTAGTTTATGTTGATTTCATTGTGGCTCAGGGGTGTTACAGGGTTGTTTGCCGATGTTCAACCCCAAACCATTTCGTCCAAAG